CAGATGCTCTCTGAGCAGTTGTTCCTTGTGGCATACGAGCAGCTTCTGTTCCAGATATTTCCGTGTTGGTAAAAAGGTTATTTGTTGCCTGTAATACGATTTTATCAATTGCCATTCTTATCTATCCTTTAATGTAAGTCTACCCAAGCGCTACCAGCGTATGCTTGAATTTTACTTGTAGTACTATTGTATACTATCATTCCAACAGCAGCAGACAACGCATTACGTTGAGTTGTTGTTACTGAGTTCAGTGTCATTGCACCAGCAGTACCAGTAACGGCAATAGATGTTCCACTAATTGCTGTACCTGTAATTGCAGCTGGAGTGTTTGCACCAATTACTGCACCATCAATAGCACCACCGTCAATGTCTGGTGTATTAATATCTGGTGAAGTTAAAGTTTTATTTGTAAGTGTATCAGCAGATATCAAACTCACCAATGTAGAACTTGCCCCAATAGGAAGCAACATTGTGTTTGTTATACTTGCACTATGTGGTTGTGCTTTAAGTGTTTGTCCATGTGAGTTGACATGACAGTTAAGTTTAATCTGACCTTCAACTGATGAACCGTCACCCCGAATTTCTAAGATATTATTTGCAGGCGTAACTTCTAGAGCACCACCAGTTCCAACAATTCCACCAGTAGTTACCGTGGTGATTGTTGCTGAGGTTTGAGTTCCACCAACTACTCCATTAATAGTGGGAGCAGTAATTGTTTTGTTAGTAAGAGTGTCCGTAGTTGCTCTTCCTACAATAGTATCAGTTCCAGTAGGGAAAGTAATGTTCGATAATGCAGAACCGTTACCAAGTTTAGTATACAATTCTACAAAGTTATCATTTACTTTATCTCCACCAGCACGGATTGTGTCACCATTACCATCGTTGGCTGAAGACCCTAATCCAATTGCTTGATACGCCATGTGTTTCTCCTAAATTCCTATACTCTTATTTATAAGACTTCTACAACTACTGTGCATCAAAAGTCTTCAAGTTACTGTCAAAACTGATATTAGTGGTATCAAACTTACTAGAAGTATTTGATATCTCAATAGATCCAGGCGGTGGCACATTTGACTTTGTGACGAATGCTGAAGCTGGTATGTTACCATTACTATCAGATACTTGGTTAATTTTTATATCTGCAAATTGTCCAATATTAAAATATGCAAAATCATTTGTATCGCTCTTTGCTTTAGACACTATAGTTGGATAGTGTGCAAGTGTATTTTCAGTAGTTCTTGGCCCAATTGAAAATGCGTACTTAGGAAGTAAATCTAATGTGGGCCCAGTATACTTTGCTACTCTGGCAGTTCCTACAAATATAGTATTAACTTTTGTTAATGTAACATCTCTTTCACCAGAGTTTAATATTGCATTACTACCCAACTTAGCGTTTGCCCTAAGTGTTGTTGTTCCTGCTACACCAAGTCTTCTACCAAAAATAGTTGTAAAGATTGTAGAGAATAGAGATGCGAGTTCTGGTGTAAATGATTCTACCTGTTGTACCTGTACTCCAGCACTTACTTTGTTAACTGTTGCAACTTCTCCGAACACAGCCCAACCAGCAGGGTGAACAGTTTTCTTGATTGCACTTCTCCAACTAGCAATACCCTCACCAACTTTAACCACATAGGAATAGTCTTGGTAATAATTAGAGTCTTGAATTCTCATAACATCTGAAGATGCTTTACCAAACTCTCCTAAGAAATCGCCAGTTGTTGTACCAACCTGTCCGATAGTTGCAGTTGCAACACCAATGTTTACATCAGCAACAACACCACTAGCACCCGAAGTAGCAATTGTATTTCCTACAGCTATATTAGCTGTTGTGTCAATTGTCATAAGTTGTCTTACAGTATCAAAGGTTACAACTTTACCTGTATGAGATGTTAATGAATTCCCAGCAGAAAATGTTCCAGTTATTCCTGTTATGATAACATGACGTAGTGGACTTATCGTTGGTGCAGAGGTGTAATTGAAACCAAAATTTGAGAATGTAATACCTTCAATCTGTCCAATACCACTTGTTGATTTACCAAGAAGTTTAGCTCCAGTACCAGAAGCAGTTGATATAGAAGAAATAAAGGGAAGACTTTTATATCCTGTACCACTATTAATTAATCTAATGTCTGTAATAGAACCACGTTCATTTACATTACTGCCTGGCGCATTACCGAATGTAGCATCCTCAAGAACAATCTTTGTTCCGTGATAAGTATCACCCATTACTGATTGGGTGAAGTCTTCTAATAAAATATGGTCTGTAAGTGCCATTCCATATTCGTTAACATCACCTGTCTCTGGAGCAAGGGCTCCACCAACTACAGAAATTTGAGCAGCAGCACCAGTACCATCTGTTCCAGTATTATTAAAGTTAATTGTGTCACCAGTTGCATAGTTACTACCAACCGTATCAATTATAATATTATCAACTCCACCCACACCAACAGTTTCTACTGTAGCAGTTGCTGTAGCACTTCCCCCTGTAGCAATTGGAACAGATTGTCCAGCAGTGTAATAAAGACCACGATTTGAAACTGTAGCTCCTGTTACCATTCCTAGAATTTTAAAGGATACGTCTGTGTCATTTGTAACAGAAGTTCCTTTGACAGTTTCCCCAACGGAAAATGCTCCTACAATTAAGTTTGTATCAATTTCAATTTCTTGAATACTTGTGTTAGATTCTCTGTATCCAAGAGTTGATGTTGGAATTGCAGTAGCAGTTGATGACTGACCAGTAATCGTTTGACCAATAAGTTCACTAACAAAACCAGTTAGTTCTTGAACTTTCATAATAGTTCTGAAAGTCCACTGACCATCAGACGGTCTTAAAAGATTTTCTGTGGGATAAGAAATAGTTGCTTCTTCATTTAAAAGAAGTCTGAAGAATAACTCATGTCCTTTTTTTGTACCCTTTGATATGTAGAGGTCACGAATATTTTTAATTAGTTTTCTTTTATCAACACCACTATTGATGTTGTCAACCATTCCGTCTAGGAACGAATCTCTAAATCTATCTAAGAAATCATAGACAGTAGTGTCTACGTTTGCATAACCCAAAAGTTGTTGAATGTTTTGTACAGGGTTCGCTTTGTAATTTGATATAGTACCAGAAGAGTTTGAAGTAGACCCATTGACAGTTTCCCCAATAATAAATTGAGACTGTGCAGATATAAAAAGTCTTTTGTTATTATCTACATCATCCACTAGAACCTTTGCTGTAGCTCCAGAAGTTAAACCAGTAATAGTTTCTCCGACAGTAAACTTTGCTACAGAGTCTTCAAGAACAACATTATCTCCTTGTTGGTCAAGAATGAATTGTGGAGATGTTGTTTCTTGAACAAGATAGTTATTAACCTCACTAAAAGTTACTTCAGCACTTTCTAGAAATTGATAATACGATTTTAAAAAACTAGCAAATAGGGGATGGTCTGACTGAATGAATTCGGGCAGTTGAGTTTGTATTAATGGAGATACCTTATTTACAAGGGTATTATCATTAGACATTTTTAATAACCAGTGCTAGTTGATGCTGTTGATGACGATGAGTAAACAGTAGATGTTGTATAAGATGTTCCAGCAGCAGAACCACCAGATGCAATTGTATCTACGTCAGCGGCAACAAGTGAATTAGTGAAGTCTATTTTTAATATTTGATTTCGTACAGCTGCAATATCATATGAACTTGGTATCACAACAACTCTTATTGTATTTGATGTGGAAAGGTCAACATCAGAAATTGAAGTAATGTTTAATGCTGTAAGGACAATCGTACCAGTGGCATAATCAATTGTACCAGCAGTATCATTTACATAAGTTTTTGTTGAACCACCTGTGATATAATACATTCTAATATTACCCATACCATCATCATTCAAAAACATTTCATTTGTATTTCCAGAAATTTTAAATCCAGTAGAAGAAAGTATTCCACCACCAGTAGCATCATGTCCACTGTGTGGATAGTATAATGCATTGTTAAAGTCTAGATTATATTTTGTTTCTGTATTCAAAGTAGGAGTAATACGTTGAGATAATTTTACTGTGGTTACGTTAGATAGAATAGCATCATCCGTATCATCAATAAGTCCAGTTACATAAGAATGTCTAAAAATACCTTCAAAGCTTTGAAGTTCATTTGAATCATAATTTGTTAATGCAGTAGTAACTTTACTAATCAAAGATTCTTTTGTTTGTGTTGTATCTTTTTCGTTATATTTGAAATTAGTTTGGAATCTAATAAAGGTTGTTACAGGGTCAACAATAACTGGCGTCACTGATGCAATGGTATAAAGACTTTTCAGTTCTCTAACAATGTCAGCCTTAGCAGCTGTAGTTACTGCTCCTGTTGTGGGAACAATTGAAATATAAACTCTACCGTATACAGAAGTGGCATTATCTTCTCCACCCCATACTTGAACTGATTTAGTATTAGCATAAATTTTTGGAATGATAACTTTGTAGTCATCTGGTGTTACTGCTCTACCCTGTGATGCGTAATCAAGAGGAGCGTTAAGTTTAATAGACTTAATACTTTCTGCTTCTGCACCACCAGAAGCCGCTTCAGATGTTGCAACAGTTATATCTGATATACCAGAAATACTAGCGGATGTATTAAAACCTGTAGCAGTATTTGCTGCTGTCTTATTAGTAACAACATATGTTATAACAACAACATTACCATTAGATAATGCACGACCAACAATACCGTCACCAAAGTATATTTCAAACTTACCATCTTCTACTTCTTGTAAAAAATAAACATTAGCAGTTGAACCCGCTTGAGTGATATCTGTTGCTTGAGTGTATGTTGTAGATTGCGTAGAGTCAGATGATTGGAACACTTGAACTTTCATTGTTGTGGTATCTGCACGATTATTCGTAAGAACAAATCTTTGGTCTACGTTCTGTGTGTTGACTGTATATCTATTTGTAGTATAAGTTCCCTCATAGATTGGAATGTTAGAGAATGATAATACACTGTTAGAAGCGAGTGCAGTAAAATCGGAAACAGTTACAAAGTCATAGTTAACATCATCAACGGATGCATTAAACTTTGTTCCTCTTGGAAGAGTAGCAATAGTGGTAGCACCAAAGTTGTTTAAAGTAACATCAATATATGCAACAGGCGCCCGAACAGAGTTNGGAATATAACCTAAAGTCTTTGCATGAGAAACAGCGGAACTTCTGATTGAAGAAGTATCCAAGAACATTTCNTTTGCAGCCATATTTACATTCATTGCAAGGTAGTGTGTATTATACGCAAGCACATCTAGTACAGCGTTTATTCCAGAACCCTCAAAATCATAATCAGTAAACTCTGATTGATTACGCATAAATGTTTTTAGATTTGCTTTAATATCATCAAAGTCTAAATCTGTAATTGTTAATCTTTTATCTGTGGTTGCCATTTATCTAATTCTCTCTAAAGTAAAGGATAAGTCAACAAGTTCAGACGGAGCATTGTTGATATAGAACTCTACGGTTACTTCATATTCATTATTATCNAATCTTGGAGTAACATTAACTCCAGCGAGTAAAGCTCTTGGTTCAAAGTTATTAATTACATCTTCAATTTTTCTTGCGAGAATGTTTGAAGAGAATGGACTCATTGGTTCAAATAACAAATCTCTAACACCAGAGGCAATCTCTGGATGGAAAGGTTTTTCATACATACCATACTGAACAAGATTTCTAACACTACGCTTAACAGAAGCTGCGTCAGAAAGAGTTGTTACGTCTTTTGTACTTGGATGCTTTGTGAAATTCAAGTTAAGGTCTTTAAACTTTTTGACACTACGACTTGAATCGTTTGTACGCTCTGCATCTCTGTATGCTGATTGAACTGCCATGTGATTATCCTTTTCTATTATTTATAACGTCAACCACCAGCATTTACATTTGGAGAACCAGAAGATGATGCATTTGGCACCCAACTCCCATGTCCACCTGTACCATCACCTTTTCTGTGAACTGGAATACCATTAACAAAGACAGTACCAGAACCACCTGTCGCTGGGTCACCACAACCTGTCGTGTCTCCAATCCTAGTTGTCTGTGCTCCATTCGTTAATACGTTTGAAGAGCCTGTTGCATATGATGTTTTATGAAATGGACTTGGTGTAGGACTTGCATGACCAACATGACTATCTAAACCTACTCTTGTAACTGCCGGCATATCATCTCCTAGTTTAGATTAATTACACCAGCATCAACGTCTACTTCAGATGAAGCATCCAAGTCTAGTGTTCCTGTAATATTTGTTGTTTGACTTGCTTGATATGTTTCCGAAACAAGTCCTGTTACGTTTTCTGTTTTTTCTGCTTTGTAAGTTTCTGATACTGCTCCAGTTACATCTTGTGTTAGTGTTCCTTTGATTACCTCATTGACGTTACCATCAACTTGGATATCCCAATCACCTTTAATATATGTCTTGCAGTTTGAATCAATCGTAAGGTTTACATCACCCTTTACGTTTATAAAATCTGTACCAGCAACAATGTTGTAATTGTTCCCTACAATTCTAGTAACTTTATTTCCATCAGCATCTATCTCATAGAATGTTCCGCTCTTATGATATTCTTGTATTCGTTCTGCATTCTTTGTATCATCATATTCTACGATATGTCCACTCTCTGTTTCCATAACATGATTGTAGGGATACTTTGATGCGTATCTTGTTGTATCTTCCTTAGAAGATTTGTCTGAAGTAAGAGGTTCATTCCACTTAGTTTCTGTAGTTGTATCATTAATTGTATCTACTGTTGCAGAAGCATCAACCGTAGCATCAGAACTTCCGATAATAGGTTTTGCATTTGCAATAGGAACTTCTTTTGTCTGTGCATCATCTTTGCTCTTAAGCATTGTATGTTGCTTGTCTTCATCATTTCGTGCAAGTCTATTTGTATCAGACTCTTCAATAGTTATAGGATAAGGCCCATAGTCTGGGTCTTCTCTTTGGTCATTGAAACCTTTGTCTTTGTTTGGAGATACGGATGGAACGCCAGGCAGTGTACCCATGATAATAGGTTCTTGCATTGTTTGAGGGTCACGCCAGAAACCAATAACCCAACTGCCTTCAACTATAAAGGAAGGTGACTCACCAATACCATTTAGTGCTGATGATGTTGTTGGCATCATAACCCATGCCCAAGGTAAATCGGAAGTTGGAATTTTCTGGATGTTATCTGTGTGGTATCCTACGCAACGAACACGAACACGACCAAGTTTGTCTGGATCGTTTCTATCTTCAACTACGCCTGTGAACCAGATGAACCCATCCATCCCGCTAAAATAATTTGACATTCATAAATCTCCTGCCACTATTTATAACGAAAAAGGGAGAGCGATGATGCTCTCCCTTTGGATTGGCCTGCCCTGCAAGACTCGAACTTGCGACCTACAGCTTAGAAGGCTGTTGCTCTAATCCAACTGAGCTAAGGGCAGATTGGATTAGTCTTTTGTCTTATCTAGAGTTTTGATTTCTAGAATGTCTTGTGGTTTGCCATAATGAGTAGCAAACTCTGATAGGGCGGTTTGAACAGAAGACTCTTCAGTCTCACCAATAAAGATGCCAGTTGAACGATTGATAATAGAACTACCAACTTCAGTCTGAAATTTAATTGTTGTCTCAAACATTAAACAGCCTCCATACACTCATTAAAGTATTCTGTGACAAACACTTCATCACAAAGTTGAACATCGGAATCATTCTTTACGAATGCAATCACTTGTTCAACTGTAGTACAATTGGAATCAAGAGCAGTGTGAACTGACTCTTCCATATCCATAATCCAGTTTTTTACTTTACTCATTAGGCTACCTCTTTCATTTCATTGTTAAATTCTTTTTCCAAATCAAACTCAAACAATTCAACTTGGGATTTCTTGACNGCGATGATTTTCTCAATCGCATCACACACAGAGTCGGGTTTAATTCCAACTTTGATGGCATCCAAAACAACCGTAAGGTCATCAATGTCTTTTAAAATATCATTCATTATTTCCACTCCAATCCATAATCATTAATCATAATGTCTCTAACTCTTTCACGGTCAAGACTGTCTCCACAAAAATCATCTGGTCTGTCATTAATATACTTCTTAGTAGCAGACAAAATCATATTGGGTGTCGCACCGATAGGGTAAATGGCATCAGGCACATTACCGTAGAAACTCTCAACGTAAGCAACAAAGTCAACAATCTCACTCACAATCTTTTCAATATTTGTATTCATAATATAACCTCTTTCTTTATCTTACTTGATCATAGTACCATAGTAATTAGCCAATGTCAAGCACTTTCTTCACTTTTATTCAACTCTATCGTGAATTGCAAGAGCCCCATAGAATGGTGTACCCATCATCTCTTCAACCTTTTCGCTGAACCTTGAATCTGATGTTGAACCATAGTGTCCACCCATCATAGTCCACGAACCCTTTTCAATCTCAGCAGTAGGAACGATGTGAACGATTGTTCTACCCATAACATTCCTTGAAACTAACTGAGCAGCAGGATAATCCTCACTTGGATTAAACGGCCCACTTACGTTTTCAATACAAAGACCTTTAATATCGCCAGAGGTAACTCCACCATTTGTGCAATCCCACTTACCATTCTTATAAACTTCAATATGTAATCCCATAATATATTCTCCTATATCGCCATTTTCTGTGCAATGTAACCAAAGAAATGCATTACATCACCGTTTTTAAAATCAATCTCAACCAATCTATTCTTTGTCATCTTTTGGGTTTGAGGATGAAACGCCTTGATTTGTTCAACCACTGATTCCAATGGAATCATATTCATCCCATAGACTGGGCCGTTGTACTCAAAGGTATGGTCTAAGTCAAGACCTTTTTCTTCAACCAACGTATCTAACCACTTTTCAAACTTCATAATAAAACCTCTTTCTCATTGTTACTTGATCAATATACCATGTTATGATAACAAAGTCAAGCACTTTCTTCACTTATTTTGATCTTTTTTAATCATAGGTAATCTGGGCTGCATAGTCAATCTCATCAAAGATTTTTTCCAACTCTGCAATTCGTTCCTTACACTGCATCTTAGCGAACCCATTACCTGGCGTCTTCTTTTTAATCTTCTCAATAGACTTCAACATATCGGTGAAGTAAACATACTCGTTTTGTATCTGTGTAAGATATTCCATTTGACTTTGATTCCTATTCATTATTAAGCTCCTTCATAACCAAAGTGTTTCATTGCATCCACTGGACTAGTCTTCCAAGCAATGTCCATGTACTCTTCAACGGTAGCGTGTTTACATAGAAACTTAATCCATGTCTTGTACGGTTTACGATACTTGAACCGAGCAACAAAAGCGGGTTTCAATTTCCCTTCCCAACTAGGATGGGCATCTGGACATACATCCATCATCATCTGGGCACCATCGAAGTCACCCTTATACATGAGATACATACCATCCCAAGTAAACATTTCTTTCTCAAATTTCGTCATAACAACTTCCTTTCTTGATCTTATATGATCAATATACCATGTTATGATAACAAAGTCAAGTAAAATCGTACTTTATTTTCCCTTATATTTCAAAGGGTTAAGATCTTTTTTTGGGTTTTTTGCTGGTGGGCTTCAGAAAGCCACGGGATTTTTTAATTCTAGGGAAGGTAAAAGTACCCCCCTTCAGATTTAGGGGGGTGGGGGCTCTTAGAGAACCCCCAACAGTTTATCTAGTAAGCGTACTTTGTACCTAGTACAGACGCAATACCAGCGGCAATGATTTCCTTTGAGGGATTGCCCATTCTGTATGCAACACCTTTTGATGTGTCGTTTGTATAGATACAATGACCATCTGACTTCAAAGTGTCAATCATTTTTGTAGGGGAAGTAAGGTCAAACCTTTTTCTTAAAAGTTTCCACGTTACGTTCTCACCCTTTGACAAAAGATTAAATACCTTCTGCTTCTTACTTAGTTTAGTTCTGCTCATAATTACTCCTATAGTTTATTGTTGAACAGTTATCATTATACCAAATAACAACTGTAATGTCAAGGGATTTATTAATTAAATGTGCTGACAATACCTGTGGCGAATATAAAGATTGCAATACCATTGAGGAGAATTAACGCTCTGTCATGCCATAAGAAACCCACGATTGTCCATCCGATAACACCGACTAGATGAAAGTATAAATTGAGAGGGAACATCTCAGCGGATGTGAGTATCATACCTATGACTACAATGACAGAAGAGAACCACTTCACATACCAATCTTTAGTATGCATGGGAGTAACCTTCTTGAATACTCTCGTTGAGTTTAAGTCTTTGATTTTATCTGATAGTTTCTTATTCATTCTTTTCTTCTTCCAATCTCATCTGTAGATATATGATAATAGGTTTCATTGCTATGTTATATTGCATCTTCTGTTCTGCGAGTTCAATCTCTTTCTCTAGAATTGTAATACGATTGTTTGTTTCTTTCTTTATCATCGGAATATCTTTCTGTATCTTTATTGCATTTATAGATTACAAATGGCCAGCCAGTTTTAATGGCCCCGGCCCTATGCCCCTATCGCCTCATAGTACCCTCTGCACTCGACCCATACGTTAGGGCCATCTCTTTCTAACTCATTCAACTCTGCGCCCGTGAAGTATGTCGCTGCTGCCCTACAAGCATCCAACTGCGACTCATGTACCATCGCTGTGAATGGGTCTTTCCAATTGTGTGTACCATCAGTCATAAGATCAAAGTAATGGTTCATAGTCTCTTGTCTGATACTATACTTGACTACATCTGGGCATCTCTGAAACGCCTCTGAACACATGAACTTCCACTTGGTACTGGCGTTCGCTGTGTTGAACTCTTCATTCATCTGATCGATTTCGTCTACTGTGAACTCTTTACTCATTGCATTGCCCTCACTAACCTTTGTACATCAGCGTCCTTATAGTCACCGCCTGTAGTCCAATTCCTCATGGCACTACACTCAGTATACTTCTCCATGCATAACCCCATCATAGAGCAAGTATCGCATGGTATATCCCTCTTGTTCTCTGGGCCAAGGTTAACCTCAGTGGTTGAATAGACTT